CGTCTTTTTGAAAAGTAATTAAAGATCCAATACCTGACATAGGCAAAGGTGCGCCATCTAGGAAATACTGTGTCACAAAACTATTAGTTGAATCTGTGTTAAATGTAACGCGACTGTTAGAAACCCAGTTAGCGTTAGCCATCCGATTATCCTCTAAATAGGTCTCGGTAATTTGCCAGTAACTGACCCCATGCATGAGAAGGCTATCTAAAGTAAAGTATAGTGTTTCAAATCGTGGTTGTGACTTAGATGGTTGATGTACCCATCTTGGAGCTGTAATCATTTCTCCAGTTGATTTTTTGTAATACTCAAGTGGAATGCTTGCAATAGTGCCACAAATTAAATCGCGGCATCTTTTGATTGAAGGCACCTGTAAAGCCTGTGCGCGTGTTACTTGTACTGGAAAGTAACTTCCATAAGTCAGATAAGCATCTGACATAATTTGTGGAGCTTCTTGAGCTTCCATGATTTCAGACTTGCGCGAAAAGATACCCATAGACATAAAGGATACCATTTGTCAAGTAATTAGACAAACATCCTCGGCGTGTCTAACTATAAATCTGAGGCTTAGGTTCTGGCAGCATTAACTTAGAGGATTCGAGAATGGCTAACGCGCAATGGGTTGCTAACAATCGCGTTACATTTAACACTGACTCAGTTAATAGTTTTGTAACACAATATTATCTTGATGGAGTGCCTCTACCTATGTCAGGTATTGGATCTTTAATTACTTTCCAAAAAGATGAAGGTATTTTAGCTGTTGGTGGTTCAACAATTAAAGCTGCACTAGATGCACAAAAATCTGCAAGTGTCGCGTTAGAAACACCATCCGCAACGGGTTTCTTAAAAAATTCCGGTGCTGATCTTCCACCGGCTGAAATCTCTGGACTTCTTGCAGCATGGAAGCGTGCTAGACAAAATAATGGCACAGCATATTTAACTTCTACGCTTGATTACAAAACTACAGGCTTTTCTCCTAAAGACATGGCGTATCAAGATGCAATTCAAGGATTAGCAACTGAATGTGCAAGACTTTGTTCGGTTGATCCTTACTATGTATCGGCTTCAATGAATACGACTATGACCTATGCAAATGTGCAGGATGAGCGCAAGCAAATGGTGGCATTTACATTACAGCCTTATGTTTCAGCTATTGAGTCAAGGCTCAGCATGGATGATGTAAGCACTGTTGGACATTATGTAAAATTTGCACTTGATGATTCATTCTTACGCACAGAGCCAATGGAAAGATTGTTAGTGCTTGAAAAGATGTTATCACTAGGTTTAATTACAACAGATCAAGCAATGCAAATGGAAGATCTATCACCTAACGGAAGCGAAAGCTAATGGAAACCCTATACATCGAAGCATCATCAATAGAGTGTTCAGAAGAACGCCGCGAAATCTCTGGAAAGATCGTACCTATGGGTACTGGAGAAATCGGTAGCACAAATCTAGGACAATACACATTTGCAGCTAACTCTATTGAAATTGCAGATCCTTCAAAGATTCGTTTATTGTCACAACATAATTTACAGAAGCCAATCGGAAAAATGATTTCAGCAGAACAAAAAGCGGACGGGCTTTACGCCGTATTTCGCTTAAGTCGTAGCACAGCAGGATCAGACGCTTTGATCATGGCGCAAGAAGGTTTAGTTACAGGGTTGAGTATTGGTGCAGAAATTATTGCATCAAAGCCATCTAAAGATGGATACACAGTTGTATCCCAAGCTAGGTTAAAAGAAGTTTCTCTAGTAACTGTTCCCGCATTTGCGTCAGCAGAAATTTTAGAGATAGCAGCAGAGGAAGTTATCCCTGTTGCAGAAAATCCAACTACAGAAAGCGAGACAGCCGTGGAAGAAACCACTCCAGCAGTCGAAGCAACACCATCAGTAGAAGCTGCATCTGTCGAAGCTGCTCGCCCTACTGTTTCAGCAAGTTATTACACATCACCACGCATTAACCTAAATGTTACTGCTGGCGAGTACGCAAAAGCACAAATCAACGCAGCACGCGGTGATGCAGATGCTCGCGATCTAGTTGCAGCTCTACAGGTTGCAACAGTTGCAGAGAACACAGGAATGGTGCCACCTACATACCTACGCGATGTAATCGGTATCATTGACTCATCACGCCCTTTCATTGATTCCATCGAAAGAGCTGCACTTCCAGCAAGCGGAATGAAAATCTTTACACCAAAATTAGGAGTACAGGCCGCGGTTGATCTGACAGCAGAAGGTGCAGAGTTTGCATCAGCAGACACAACAGTCACAGCACAAGAAGATTTAGTAGTTAAGTTCGCCGGTGCTGGCAAACTCGACCTCGAGCTCGTGGACAGGTCGGACCCCAGCTTTTTGGATTTGTATCTCAGAGAGTTGGCCGCATCCTATGCTCAGAAGACAGATCAGTACGCAGCAAAGATTGCAGCAGACGGATCATCAGATTCATCTTCAACAACAATCTACAAAGCAATTGCTAAGTCAATCGCTGATTCATACGGCGTAATGCGTCAAACACCTAACAACCTATTGGTTGCAACATCAGGTGGAAACGATGATGTTGACTTTGCAGGATTACTTGGAGCAGTTGACACAACAGGCCGCCCTCTATACGCAGCAGCAGCAAGTCAAAATGCTAACGGTCTCATTACACAGGGATCAACAAACGGTACAGTTGCAGGACTTAACCTAGTAGTAGATCCTAACTACACAGGTGGTACAGCAGGTGTAAAGGTTGGTCTAGTTTATCCAACAATGGCAATGCGATTCCATGAATCCGGCACGCTACAAATTCGCGCCAATGTCGTTGCAAATGGTCAGCTTGAGATCGGTATCTATGGTTATGTTTGTGTAGTTAATCGCTACCCAACAGCATTCCGCGCAGTACAGGTTGCATAAGTAACACACTAAGTCGCTCTGGGGAGTAGTAGCCCTCTACTCCCCAGAGTCTTTAGAAAGGATTGCAAATGGCACTTACAACAGTCGCAGAACTCCGCAGCACTCTCGGAGTCGGTACTTTGTATCCAGACGCTACGCTTCAAGAAGTAGCAGATGCCGCAGATGCAGTCCTTATTCCTATGTTATGGGCTCCTAAATGGTTCTCAGTTGCTCATAGCAATGTTGTAGGTACAGGCACTTTATATTTTAATGAAGATATTCGCGACACTTTTTATGTAGGTCAAAGCGTAACAATTGCTAACTCAGGTAATTTATATGCTGGCACTAAAACAATTACAGCAGTCGGAGAATACTCAATTAGTGTCACAACGACACACTCAACAGTTCAGTCTTATCACCCAATTTTTCCTTATGGAACTGTATCTACTGTAACTTACACAGACTGGACAACTGATACAGCAGTACAAAACGCAGCTTTGATGATCGCTGTTGAAATCTGGCAAGCAAGAACCGCTACCCTTTCAGGTTCTAACGCCATTGATTTCCAGCCCTCACCTTACCGAATGAGCGCACAGCTACTCGCTAAGGTCAGAGGATTGATCGCACACGCACTAGACCCTCGCTCGATGGTGGGATAATGCCAGTTGCAATCACTACTCTTAGAACTACTTTAGCAACAGCATTAGTAGATAATAATAAATACCAAGTTTTTGCTTTTCCGCCTGCCACTGTACTCGCTAACTCAGTAATTGTAAGTCCGGCAGAGGAATACATTACACCGAGCAATAATCAGCATATAAACATTAGTCCAATGGCTAACTTTCTTTTGCTCATAACTGTGCCTTTATTCGATAACGAGGGTAACCTCAATGGCATAGAAGATTTAGTTTGTGCAGTTTTTGCTAAGTTAGCAGCATCATCTTTGACCTATAATATAGGCGCAGTAAGCGCACCTAGTATTCTGAACGCTGCAAGTGGAGAACTTCTCAGCTGCCAGATGTCCTTATCAATCCTAACAAGTTGGAGCTAACATGTCAGAGCTAACACCAGAGGATCTAGCCTTCTTGAAAAAGATTGGTCAGACTTCAACATCAACACCAAAGCCAGTAACTACAAAGAAAGAGGATGAATAATCATGGCGATTTTTCTCAATAACAAGGTTGGTTTTAAGATCGCAACAGTGAATCTTTCTGACCATGTAACTGCTTTTACACTTAACCGCGTACTAGATCAAATTCCTGTCACAGCGATGGGCGATACAGCAAATAAATTTGTAACTGGATTGTCATCAGATACAATAACTGTAACATTTTTGAATGACACAGCAGCAGGATCAGTTCTTGCAACACTACAGGCAGCATTTGGATCTACAGTTGCTTTCCAAGCAATCCAAGATTCTTCAGCAGGTGTATCAGCAACGAACCTTTTGTACAGTGGTACAATTCTTGTGGACAACCTTACAGACATTAACGGCGCTGTAGGCGATGAAGGAATGATCGACATTACCTTTACTTGCAACAGCAAGACTTCATACGCTTCAACAGGTACTTGGTCATAAACTAACTAAACAAAGGGGCAAAACATGGCAAGACTAAAGATAGTTCGTGTAGATGGAAGCGTACTAGAAGGCGAAATCAGCCCAGCGGTTGAATACAGCTTTGAATTGTACGCAAAAAAGGGCTTCCACCAAGCGTTTCGTATTGACGAAAAGCAGACGGATGTCTATTGGCTTGCTTGGGAAATTACTCGTAGGTCAGGTGAGACTGTAAAGCCATTTGGAATTGAGTTCATTGAGACATTGAAATCGGTCAGTGTCGAGGACTCAGACCCTTTAGCTTAAAGCGCGATCTCCCGTTCACCTACCTTATTGCTAGGCTAAGCATAAGGTTAGGGATCGCGCCACAGCATTTATTAGAGTTAGACAAAGTAATGCTAGATGCTTTACTTAAAGGCTTAAAAGATGAAGCGAAGGAGATAAAAGATGCCAGCAACGCTAAAAGGCGCCATTGAACTTCGCAAGGCATTAAACACCTACGCTCCAGACTTAGCAAAAGAATTAACTCAAGAACTAGGTAAAATTCTTAAACCTGTAGTTAGTGAGGCAAGATCATTAGTGCCGCCTACATCTCCTATGAGTGGATGGGCTGAATCTTCTGGCAAAGGTCGTTTGTTTCCAAAATATAATGCAGGCGATATTCGTAGAGGTATTATTTACAAAACTACACCTTCCATGCCTAATAAGGCAGGATTTAGAAATCTAATACGAATACAAAACAAAACCATGATCGGTGCTATTTATGAGACTGCCGGTCGCAAGAATGGTCAAGGGCAAGACTGGGTAGGCCCTAATGCAGGCGGAGCCAGCAAGGGTGTATCTCGATCAGTCAATCCTTATGCTGGCAATCAATTTATTTCCAATCTTGGCAACCTTTATGGCCCTAATAAAAAAGGCGATCATCGCATGATGGGTCGTTTAATTTTTAGAGCGTGGGCTAAAACTGAGGGCAAGGCTAACGCATCAGTGTTTAAGGCAATAGAAACTACTACTGCTAAATTTAATAAGAGAACACAAATAGTAGATATAAGAAGGGCCGCATGAGTAATGTAGCGATTAATATTGCGGCAGAGTTCACTGGTAAAAAGGCGTTTAAGCAAGCCGAGACTGCCACAGATAAACTAAGCAAGGGTGTAAAAAACTTAGCAAGAAACTTTGGTGTTGCTTTTGGAACTGCCGCTGTATTGGCTTATGCAAAAAAATCTGTTAAAGCGGCAGCTGATGATCTTAAAGCACAGACACAACTAGCCCTTGCATTAAAAAATGTTGGCCTAGAGCGAGATGCTGCCAGCACTGAGCAGTACATAAATCGCCTTGAGACTGAGTTCGGTATCCTTGATGACT